TTCATTCGCATACGCACGGGCATTTTGATGGATATTTTGGGCAGCTTAGTTTGGACGAGGAATTTGGTCTTTGCCGTGAGTTTATGAAGAAAAATTTTGGCTTTGAGGATGACGCACTTTGCTGGCCAAGAGGCAAATATAATGACGAGTATCTAAATGCTGCTAAAAAGCATGGCTACAAGGCATTTTTCACTACAAAACGTGGCATAAATAAGGCTGATGGTAATTTAGAGGATATAAAACGCATAGTGACAAAGCGCGATGAAAAATGGCTTAAAAAGACTATGTTTATCTATCAAAATGACTTTTTGGGCTCGATATATGCTTTTCTTAGGAGTTAAGACCAATAAAACATTATTAAATTTTTCAATTAATTAGTGAGATCAAAAAAGATAAAGAACTTTTTTGATCTCAAAATATAGCGGTTCTTTTTTCATTATTTAAAATATCAGTGAATCTTATCGTAAATTTATCATCTCCAATTCAAAAGCCAAAATTTCTTTTTTATAGTGTTTTCTGGGATGTTTTTTCTAAACTGTTCTCTTAAAACTTGCCAAGTAAAATTTAGAAACATTCTTGAATGTGCTACCATTGCACCATACTTCTTCATTTTTTCTTTTTTCTTTTCATAAATTATTTTATTTTGTGAATCATCCCTGCTTAATGAGTGATATGAGCTTTTACGATTAACATCGTTATCATCTCTTTCCCTGTAAAAATTATCCGCGCGCATTTAAAATGAGAGTATTTTACATTTAAAATGAGAGTGGGATAAGGATAAAATTTGGTTCACTATCATTTTAAATGTAAAAAATATATTTTTAAATAGCTTTTTATAACCTTTTAAAACATATTAAATAACTAAAATTTACCCCTCAAACTCTATGTCTATTTCATACCCACTCGTGCTAAGCTTATGGCTTACTTCTTTTATACTAAACTCATTTGCTTCTAGCCCAGCAACTCCACCAAATTTAAGCTTGCCGCCTGCTATGATGTTTTTCCCTTCGCAGCTACATCTGCCATTTATTCCGCCACGTTGTAGCTCGTTAAGTTTAGCTTCTGCTTGTTTAAAGGCCTCATTGTCACTCTTTGGCTGAGCTATCTGCATCTTATATACCTGTTCCCCACTTCCCACCTTAATGCTTTTTACCTTACCAGCTTCGATATCTTGCCACTCTACTATTACGGCTGTATAAGAGTTTCTATTAGCTTCAGTGATCTCTAGCGAGTAAAGATCAGTTAAATTTAGTGTAAAAGTAGGCAAATTCTCGTTTTTTGAAGTATTTGAGGTTTGGCTAGCATCACCCTTGGCATCTTTGGCTGTTATGATGATGTTATCATTTTTAACAGCCATTAAAAAGCCAAATTTGACGCATAGATCATATAAAAACTCTATGTCGCTTACATTATCCTGGATAACAGAAGCTATGTTTTGGTCGCTACCGCTTGTTTTTAAAGATAGTGCATTGGCGCTAGCTATCTTTTTCGCTATACCAAAAAGCGTTGTATTTTCCCAGCTCACACGTCTTTTCTCTTTTGCAGGGCTTGCAAAATTTACAGCAGTTGCTCTAACCTCTGTTGTATTTGCTTTGTAGTCTGCGCTAGTTGTTTGCACGCTAAAAGTACCACAAAGGTAGAGCCCATTTTCATACCCTAGCCAAAGTTTAAGCTTGTCTCCAAACACTGGCTTTGCATATATGCCAAATAGGGAAAAGCTGATTTCATCACTTTCATTGCCCTCTTTATCAGTAAAGCTTAGACTTATTAGGTTTTGTCTGATGGTATTTGTTATGTCTTTACCGCTGGCTTCTAGCTTGAAGGTTGGATGCTTTATCATTTTTATGCCTTTTATAAATAAATTATTGTTTTTCCATTGCTCGTATCGCAAGCGATATACTCGCTCACTCGCTTAGGCACGGACGCTAAGCAGTTAGCGTCCTACTTTGTACCTTCGCTCACCATAGTTTTGCCTGCTCTTTCGCTACTTCTTTTATATCAGGCAAAAACACCTTATCGCCTGCGTGAAGTGTTGCGTTAAGCTTTGGGTTTATAGTTAGAATTTGCTCAAAAAACCTTAGATGTCCGTAGTGGTTGTAGGTGATAGTATCAAGCCTATCACCGTCTTTAGCTATGTAAATTTTATCCATCATAATCCCTTTTCAATAATTTGGCTCGCACCAGGCGAGCTTAGTCTTTAGTGCGTTTCCAAAGTGCTAAACTTTGGTCGCGTCTGCAGCGCCTCGGCAGCTGCGAGACTCGTCGAAGCAGAAAGATGAGTTTTACTCATCTGCGAAGTTATGAGCTAAAGTCTCGCTTTAGCTCTAGTGAAAAACTTTGTGTAAAAAATGCTCCATTTGGAGTGAAAATCGCTTGTTTTTCACTGATTTTTACTATAACAAAGCGACCAAAATATTTACCATTTCCGTTTGTAAGCGGCAAGCTTTGACGTAAGGCGGCTAAGGCATAAAGTGGCTTTAGTGCGCCTTGTTTGTCACCGTGATATGGCAGTGTTTGACCCTCTATATTAAGTGCGCTGCTCCCTAAATTTGCACTAAATAAGGCTGGATAGTTTTGTATACGTTCTTGTTCGCTTATACCAAAGTCTGTTTGAGTGTCAATACTATTAGTTTGCTCCCATCTAAATTTAAACCCACCAAGATTTAGCACCATATTATCCCCTTACATCAGTATTTTTACGGTTAAACTCATCACGTCTTAGTGCGTCTTTAACGCCTTTTACTATTTGGGCTTTAAAGCTCTCTAGGTCAAATTTGCCATTATCTGAGTTAAGTAAAAAATCACCATTAAAGCTAATGTTGATGGCGCCACCACCTGTGCTAGCTGCCACTAGAGCTGGAGCCTCTTTTGCATGAGTATCACTATCTGAGCCAAAGATAGAGTTAAAAAATCCACCGCTATCATCTTTTGGTTTTAGCTCACTGCTTGCTTGCTCATCGTCTCCAAAGCCAAAGAATTCTTTTGTCTTGCTCCAAGCACTACTTAGACCCTTAATGGCCTCACCGACCATGTCGTTTATCCATCCAAATTTCTCAGCTATCCAGTCAAAAAAACCGCCAAAGAGCTCATCCCATATCTTGATAACTGGCTCAAAAATAGCGCTTAAAAAGTCGCTTACCCCTTGCCAAAGATCGCTAAAAACTTTGTCGTGCTCTCCCAATATGGCTTGACGTTTTCCCAAATTCTCTCAAAAAATGCCTTTACTTCGTCCCAATTTTCTATAAGATAAGCTGCTGCCATACCAAGAGCTACTACTATAGCGCCAATGCCTGTGCTAATAAGAGCAAATTTCATAGCCTTTGTAACTAGAGTTACCGCCATTAATCCACTGCGCATAACACCACACGCTACACCAAAGGCTTTTGAGGCGGCACTGTAAGCAGTAGTGATAGCTAGAGTTGCTCTTAGTCTTGCACCAACTAGCCAAATGCTAAAAGCATGAGCTTTGGCAGCTAGCGTGGCACTTGATATACTTACAGCATGAGGCAACCATCTAACCTTTGCTATTAAGAGCATAGGATTTAAAAATTTCACTACCCTTATAACGCCTAAAAGTCCATCTGCTACACTTAAAAGTGCTATCTTGCTAAGAAGCAACACCGGTTTAAAGATCATAAAGCCAGCTGCAGCGCTAACAACTATGGCACTTAGTCTTGGAAATTTTTCATTTAGCGAGCTTAACACTCCAGCTACCTTACTTAAGATAGAAGCTAATAAATTTGTAAGTGGCAAAAAGGTTTCTCCAAGGCTTGAACCTAGATTTCTCCATGCTTGCGTAACCCTTTCAATACCACTTTTTGTAGTGTTTAGCTTCGTTTGTAGCTCGCGCTGCATAGATCCTGTGGCTTCATCCGAGTGTGCCATTTTGATATTTGCTTTAAGAGCATCGATATTTGTTACAAGCCCTGCTATCTCATCGTTAAAATTTCCACCAACTAGATCATAAAGTAGCCCTGCTTGCTTATCTTTATCAGCTCTTGAGATCGCTTCTAAAAACGTAGTTATAGCTCCAGCAGCATCTTTTTGTAGGGCTGTTTTTAGATATGTTGCATCCATGCCTATGCTTGCTAGCGTTTCTTGAAAATTTTTACCCTTTTTGTAGGCCATTGAGAGTGTGGAGTAAAGAGCATTTAAGCTAGTGCCTACGACCGAGCTAGCTTTGCCAGTGCTTAGCATTGTGGCGCTTATAGCACTAGCGCTTTTACTATCTAGCCCTATTAAGCTGACATTTGCAGCTGTTAGCGAAGTAGCCTCAAATATATCAGAAGCATTTGCATTAGTAACCTTATTATCGAGCAAGTTTACGCTATCAAAAAAACTATTAAGCTCTTTTATATCGTTCATCTTAAAGCCAACTTTCATATTATTGGCCGCCTTTGATAAGGCTTCAGAGCTCATTTCAAATGCAACTGAGCCGGTTGCAAGCATCTTTGTGTAAGTTACTAGCTCCTCACCGGCTAAATTTATCTTACCGCCGCCAGCTGCAATGTCAGCTATATTACTAAAGCTCTCTCCAAGCTGTGAGCTTAGCCCTCTCATCTCATTTTTTAGTTTAGCTAGGTTCTCATCGCTATCATCAACATATTTTTTTACATTCGCAAAAGCCGCCTCATCATCAATGGCAAGTTTTATTGGCACTCCTATGGCTACCGAGTTTGTAAGATTGCTAAAATTTGTCGTAAGCTCGCCTAAAAGTGCTTTTTGGTTCTCTCTTATCTGACTAGATAGATTTGATAACCTAGTGTTATCTAAAGATGTTATGGCTTTTTTTGCTTCTGCTATCTTACCTTTTAAACCATCAAACCCTTTTTTTAGCTCTGATATTTTACTTAGCCCTTTTACTGCTAGACCAATACTAATACCAACTTGTGCGTTGTCCATATCTTTCCTTTAAAATACGATATAATCCCTTTTAAAAAAGGATTTAAAATGGCTTTAATCATTCCTATTTTTATCGTTTTATTCTTTTTCGTTTCACCAAGTGGTTTTTTTGAAACGTTTATTGCCTTAGTTTTTGGCTTAGGGATACTTGGTAGCCTTATTGGCGCCGCTGGCTTAGCATTAGGTAAAACCAAAGAAGCTATAACTCGCTCTTAGCCTTAAAGATCTTTACTGAAATTTCTAAAAACTCACTAAAATCACTCAAACTAAGATTTATTATCTCGCTATATCCATAGCCTAAAACATGAGCTATAAGGGCGATATTTTCGTTATTTACTCCGCCCTTACATCTAAAAAATCATTTAACGCCTTTTGTAAAGACATAAATTCTTTAAACTCCAAATTTTCAACTTCATCTTGTGTCTTATTGCAAAGTGCAGCTATCATGTAGATAGTCTTTGCCATATCGCTACCACCATTTTCATCCGCCATCTTAATGGTTCTTACTTTTGGTGCGTGCATTTGCCAAATTTCATCTTTTATCTTTATCTCTTTCATTTTCTTTTTTCTTTCAAAAATTAATTATGCTTGCCTCACTTCGCCATACTTTGTTGAGTTTAAATTTTTAATACTCACGTATAAAACATACGCTGCGTTTAAAAATTTACACTCGCCTCGTCTGGCTATGTGATGCTTCGCGATCTACGTTTTACATCTTTGGGCTTTAGACTTGCCCAACCGTTGCTAGTGGGCATTTTATAAGAAAGGCTATTTTTAGAAATGCTAAATAATGGTCATTTGCTAATGGTTTAAAAAATTTTTCAGATAAATTTACCCCTAGCGTAGATTAAAGATTTATGGTCTTAGTCTTTGCTCAAATTTAAGTAATAAGAAGGAGTGAGTGTGGAGAACAAATTTATTTTTAAGTCAGATACTCCGAGTTTGCAACTCTCGTCTGATGTGCAAAACGGCGATTATATAGAGCCTTTTATAAGTTTTAGTGATCTTTTAGAGCTTCACTATGCAAACGTATATCACCGCCGTGCCATAAAAATAAAAGCCAATATGCTTTCTCAGATAGAAATAGACGAGAGCGATCTGGCAAAGTTTTTACCTCAAAATGTAAGCGAAAAAGAGTTTTTATTTGAGTTTTGCTATAACCTAGAGCTTTTTGGCAATGCTCCTATTGAAAAAGCTGGAGCTAAGACAAACTATAAACTCTACAATATACCAGCTCATGAGTGGCGAACCAATAAAGACAAGCAAATGTTTCAGGTAGACAAATCTGGCAAAAAGATAAAACTTGATGGATACTATCTTAAATTTTATTCTCCAAGCTCAAGATACTACGGCGAGCCAGACTACCTTGCAGCTATGTGTCAGATTTTGACAAATAGGCAAGCAGATATGTATAACTACTCATTTTTCCAAAATGGAGCAAGACCTGATCTTGCCATCATCCATGAAAATTCAGAGCCTAGCGAAGAACAAATAGCAGCTTACAAAAAATTTTTTAGTGAAAACTATAAAGGAAGTGCCAACGCACACAAAACACTCCTTTGCTATACAAACTCGATTGGCGAAAAGGATGCAAAAATTCGTTTTGAAAAGCTATCAGAAGTACAAGACCTAAGCTTTAAAGCACTAAAGGAAGTAAGCCGTGATGAGATAGCAGCAGCCCATGGCATACCACCACGTCTGCTTGGCATCATTCAAAGTGCCCAGCTTGGCGGAAGTGGAGAGCTTATAGGCCAACTTCACCAGTTTAACGAGCTTGAGATAAAGCCAAAAATAGAGCTAATAGAAGGCTTTTTTAGAAGCATAGGTATAAAAGTGGTATTAAGTGCTGTTGATGTAACAAATTTTAAAGACGATGGCGAGATAGTTACGCAGCTTGTTGAAAGAGGGATCATCTCAATTTCTGAAGCCAGAAGTATACTTGGTTGGCAAAAGAATATTGAGCAAGCTTAAACAATAGTTTAGATTGCGGGTAGCAATCTTAGTCTTTAGTGCGGGTTAAGGGTGCTAAACCCTTATCGCAAAGATGAGCTCGGCTTATCTGCGAAGTGAAAGTGTAAAAAATAGTGTTTAAAAACGTTTAAACCCCCTTTAAAAACGTTTAAATAATAAAAGGCAATACAAATGTATTCTAATAATATAAAAGGGCTTTAAATGGCTTATAACGAAGAGTTTAAAAAAGAGTGTATAAATTTATTAAAAAGTGGCGTGAGCTCAGTGCTCGTTTCAAAGCAAATGAACGTATCTCGCCCAACATTACAAAAGTGGTTAGAGCAGGCAAATGATGAATTTAGTCTTGATGATGGTGTAAAGGCACTAAAAAAGCAGGTTGAGTGTTTAAGCAAAAAGAAAAAGTTAGTCCCTGATGAGACGGCCCAGCTTGCTGATCTTATAGTGGCGTTAAATAAGATCGAGAGCAAAAACAAAGCAGCCAAAGAGCAAAAAGCCTATGTTTTACCACCAGTAAGCTTAGACAAAAGTGCCAAAATTTTAAGAGATGAGATAGTAAAAGATGGCGAACTGTTTGCTTATCAGAAAGAATTTTTGCAAAGCGATGCTCAATTTCGTATCGTACTAAAATCACGCCAGATAGGCTTTAGCTACGTGGCAGCAGCTGACGCACTTATAGGAGCAGTTGGCGGTAGAAACCAGCTATTTTTATCTGCTTCAGAAGAACAAGCGCTAATCCTAATGAGATATTTAAAACTATGGTCTGATAGGTTTGGAGTGGCTTTAGCAAAAGATAGTGAGACTGAGATAAAGCTAGAAAATGGCGCTATTATAAAAGCTCTCGCTCATAACTTTCGTACAGTTCAAGGTTTTACTGGTGATATTTGGATGGACGAGTTTGCGTGGTACCCAAATCCTAAGAAAATTTGGCACGCTTTTGTGCCAAGCATCGGTGCTGTTAAAGGTCGCTTAACAATACTTTCAACACCGTTTGAAGAAAAGAGCCTTTTTCATGAGCTATACTTTGACGAGCAAAAATATAAGATGTTTAAGCGGTTCCATGTTGATATTTATAGAGCTATGGGAGATGGGCTAGAGTTTGACCTTGAAACTATGAAGGCGCTCTTTGATGCTGATACATGGGCTAGTGCTTATGAGTGTGTCTTTATAGATGATGAGAGCAGCCTACTATCTATTACGCTTATCAAAAGCTGCATAGATGAAAAGCTTAGCTATTTTAGCCCAAGCTCAAACACTCCGCTGCTTTGTGGATATGATATAGGAAGGGTTAGCGACCGTTCAACCCTTGCAAGTGTGATCAATAGCGATGATACATATACTCTTGCTATGCTTAATGTGCTTGCAAAAGCCAGCTTTAAAGAGCAAGAAGATGTCTTAAGCTCCCACCTTCGATCATACCCACTAGCAACCCTTGATATGGATAAAACCGGCATTGGCCTAAATTTAACAGAAACTATGCATGCTAAATTTAAAAGTAGGGTAAATGGAGTATATTTTACAGCCGGCACAAAGGAGCAAATGGCTCTAAATTTAAAGAAGCTCTTTGAAGATAAAAAGATAAGCATACCAAACGATCCACTTTTAATCAGTGATCTTCACGCCATAAAACGCACAGCAGGAACAAAAAGCTTTAAGTATGATGCAAAAAGAAACGAGTATGGTCACGCAGATAGGTTTTGGGCGTTAGCTCTAGCTTGCCGTAAGATAGAGGCTGTCGTAAAAAGAAAAGGCGGCGGAGCGGTGATATTATAAAAAAGAAATAACTAGATAGAAGTCTTTTCTAGTTCTTTAATAAAATTGTTAAAAATAGTTTCACTGTTATAAGGTATTGGTAAAATTTGTTTTAGCTGTTCAAATCTGGTAAAAAATAAATTTTTAAGTTCATCGTCTTTTATTTTTAAAAACAGCTTGGCTTTTTTAACCAGTATGGCACAGATGGAGATATGAAAGCAAGTGCTTTATTAAAAGCTTCTCTCTTGTTTTGGAATTCTATATTTATATCATTTGCTCCACAAATTTCTAAAATAATTACATCTAGCATAATATTTAATGCCTGCATATATTTTTCTTCATTACATAAAACGTACGTCATATACATTTTCGTGATACAAAAACGTTCAAATTTATAATCTGACAAATATTGAATTAATTTTTTATTTAAAACTCTCCACAAAATATCGTTTAATAACAGTTCTCGTCCAAACTCTGACTTTAATTCACGATGAGCTATCGACACTTCTTCACTATAAGCTTCCTTTAAAAAATCTATACTAAATATCTCAAAAGGAGTAATGCTGAAAATATATTCATACTCATCCTTTTGCTTTTCTGTCATTGGAGTTTTTATCCCATTAATACTTCTAATAAAAACAAAATTTTGACAATTTTTGCATTTAGTTTTTCTGGATAGTTCTTTTTTAAAATCATTATTACAGTAAGGACAAAGCATTTTAAACCCTTTTTTATAAAATTATATCACTTAATGTTATTAATGGAACTTGTTATAAATTTTATTGTCTCGTCTCCTATGTCCTTAGCTAACTGCTCTTTTGCCTTTTCAAAGCTAGCGCTACTTACATACTCACTAAAAGCTTTCTCAAAATATGGGTTTGCCTTTGTGACAGGATGATTTACGCTTTTACCAAAAATTTGGCCGCTCTTTTTGTTTGCAAGAGCCTTCATCTTTTTTGGCTTTATAACATGCGGCCTTGTGCCAAAATATACAAATTTAGCATAAGGTGCAAGCTTTGTATTTCCCACACTTATGCTAAAACTATCTATCTTCTCGTCAAAAACTTGTATATCTTTTTTAAGATTACCAGTTTTATATGGCGCTACTTGCTTCGCTCTATATCTTACCCCTGAGCCTATGCGAAATAAAAACCTTTTTAAAATTCATTAAAACCTACTAAGCTCTCTTTTTGGCTACATACTCTACACAATCGCTAAATTCTCCGCTAAATTTTTCACCATTATCAAAGAAAAAATCATGCTCGCTTCCATCATCTATCGCAGTCTTTACATACTCTATAAAGCTGGTAAGGTCGCCTACGCATGAACATACATCAGCACTTTTATCCTTTAGGCTTTTATCGCTTGTTATAATAAGTTCTATGCCACTATCAAAAACAAAATATTTCATATCTGCCACCATCTCTTTATGACTTCGATTTTATCCTTTTTGGCATAATTTTCAAAGTATTTTTTTTAATGCCTGATTGTCTTTTGTAGGAAATATAGTGTCTATTTTATCGCCATCAAAAATTATAATATAGCCATTTTGCGTTTTTGCTATTGATTTTTGCTCAACATTAGTATGTGGAGCTATATGTGTGATAGAGTTAAGCGCTGAAACTATCTTTGCTGCTGATGTACGTTGTAGCAAATTTGCACTATGCTTTTTATCATTTGCATTTGCAAAAGTTAGCACCCTCTCCACGCCCATTTTATCTATGTGTCTTATGATCTCGTCTTTGCCAGGTGCTTCGCTGGCTCTCATTGTCACGCCATCACTTTCATATTCATCAACCCATGCTGGCACGATCTCCGTTCTACACCTAAAATGATATGGTGGCATGCCAAAGTTACTATCCATCTTGTCGCTTCTGCCATTATATGGTGCTTTTGCCCATGTAGCTGCTGCCTTTTTGCTGGCCATATCCTTTGCATTCATGATATTATCGCACTGTCTTTCTATGTGCTCTGCTGGTATGAGCCTACCATTCATCGATCTACATATAGCGCTCGTTCTACTATCCATCACAGCTACTACTTTATAGTATTTTACGCCGTATTTTCTAGCCTGATTTACTGTTGATATGTTTTGATTTTGGCTGATGATATGATCACTCACTCCCTCAAAGTATCTCACGCTTTGCTTTAGTTCACTTGCAAATTCGTCTTTTAGTCTCTGTGCTAGTTCGCTTCTTGCTACCTCGCCACGAAAAGCACTCTCAATGATATCTTTTAGCCTATCAGTAAAGTCTTTGTTAAACTCTTTGCCAACCCAATAGAAGTTATTTCTCATAGCATTTATAGCCCTTATGTCTATCTCATCAAAGACTATATTTACGGCTATATTTTTACCTACAAGCACGGCGTAAATTTCTTCAAGATTATTTGGATTTATACTTAGTCCCATTGATGAAATTTTAGAATTTACAAGCTCTTTTAACACCTTTTTATCAATGTTATAATTCTCATTTATAAATATAAGTAAATTTACAAGCTGTGCCTCTAGCTCCTTTTTAGCTAGCTTCGCATTTTGTTTTATAAACTCATCTACTAGCTCGCTAACGCTCTTGTTTTTGTCAAATTTAGCCTTTAAAAGTGTGCTTAAAATTAGCTCGTTATTCATTTTTTATATCCTTAAGATCGCCAAGCTCTTTAGTAGCCTTAGCATACTCTTGCCAGTACGGATCACAAAAAAAGTGCTTCGATACTCACAAAGCTTCTTTTGCACTTATCGCAAATTCTATAACGCTTGTTTTGCAAGCCTTTCATAGTATTTAAAACCTTTGTCTTTTCAAAACCACAGTAAGGACAAAACATCTTTGATCTCCTTTTATCGGCGAAAGTAAATTTCGCCTAAAGGAGCAAACACTAAAGTTTCCGCAAGCGATATATCCACATATCTATGCACTAAAAACTCCTTTTTTGCGCCAAAAAGGCGAGCCTAATTCTCTTTTTAAAAAATATTAGCTTTTTTTGGGATTTTTTTCACATTTTATAACGGCGTTTAGTCCAGTAATGATCTTTGTAGCTTGTTTTGAGTTTAGTAAGGCTATGTTTGTCACAAGTGCTCCGATCTGGCGGTAGTAAAATCTCCTAGCACTATTGTCATCCCAACCAAGAACATCTAGCAAAACTTCTATCTTTTTAAGCTGTTTTTGTGTGATAGCGTCTTTTTTGAAAATGCGCCTACCTTTAATGTCTGGCTCAAAACCTAGCCTATCATCTACTCTCTCTTGCAATATATCAAGGGCCAAATTTAGCTCGCTTATGCTAAGCTCCTTGCTGCTCTCTACACCAAAGCGAAGCATTAGCCACTCTTGCCAAGCTTCATTTTCTACGATCTGCTTGTAAAGTGGGTTTATATGGATGAGTGTTAAAAGTCTCTTTCTATACTCACTTTGGTTCATATTAGCCCCCTTATATCAAGCTCACGTCTTGCAAATTTTTCGCTCACTCCAGTACATCTTGCAAGCTTAGCTACATTTAGTCTGCCATTTTTAAATTTATAAAAATCCTCATCGTAACCAAGTGCATTTTTCAGCCTAAAAAGTGCATTTTCATGTCTTTTAATGGCTAAATTTCTTAGGTGTTCTCTTTGCTTAAAGCTCATCTCTTGCCATTATTGCTTCTCTTAATTGATCAAAGAGGTTGGCTAGATCTTTATCCATCTGCTTTTTAGGCTCTTTTTGTGCCAGCTTTGCGATTACGTCGGTGAAGTAAATTCCATTTTGTTTTATATCTTTGGCGTGGATCTTCCAAAAATCACGTAAATTTGCCTTTATAGGCTCTAAATTGTTGTTAAAATACGTCTGATCATTTGGTGAAACAAAGTAAAAGATCAATGTTTGATACTCTACGCTTGCCCCTTTTAGTGAGTATTTTAGGCAGCTATCTTTTAATGCATATTCACTCATCTCTTTTAAAAGCTCCATTAACGCCCCTTTAAATTTTATGCTCTTTCGTTTAGCCCAAAGCCTTTTAAAATTTGCAAAACTAGTAGCTCTTTGCCTGCAAATTTCTCTTTTAACTCTGGCTCAAGCATGCTAAGCCAATACACATCGAGCTTTTCGTTAAACTCTGCTATCACTTCATCTCTAGGATGTAAGCACTTAAATTCTTTTATCTGTGCCTCTTTGTTAGCTGCACGAAAATTAGCTATTGCTTCTTCAAAAGTCAAAATAGTTCCTTTGTTTTTAAACCTTAACAAAGCCCTAAATTTTAGGGCTTTGTTAAAGCTTAGAGCACACTAGCGGCTGGTGCTTTCTCCTTTATCTCCAAACACTCTTTTTTAAGCCATCATCATTTAGTGCAAGCTCCTTTAGTTTCTTTTCAGGCTTATAGACGCACTTAGTTTTTACAAGTAGATCAAATTTGTCTGCAAGCAAATTTCTAAGCATCTCTTCATCACTCACTTTTACATCCCAGCCAAAACTAACTTTTACGCCATTTTCTTCGCCTACAAAGCTTATGGTGGTAGCCTCATTCTCGCATAAGACGTCCCTAGCAAAACAAACAATGACATCTTTATGCTCCTTTAGCTTCTCATTAAGAGCGTCTATTTGCATCTTTATCTCGCAAAAATCCTCTACCGCGCGAGTTAGTTTTTTGTCGCTTATCTCGTTCTCGTTTTTGCCTATTTTTACTCTCATTTTTTCTCTCCTTTCTTAGATTTTTTAGCCTTTTTAGGCTTTTGTGCTAGTTTTTTGTCTAAACTCGCCATCTTTTCTCCTTTAAATTTCTAACTCACTTATGCCAAGCTCTCTTGCATATTCTCTTTCTATATCCATACCTTTTGAAAACTCACTAGCTGGATGCTTTGAAAAATATACATAAGAGCAGTGGCTAAGCATTTCAAGTCCAGCCTTTAGCACCTCGTCTCTTTGCTCCTCGCTAAACACACCACTAAATGCAAGCACAGGGCTAAGCGGTATATATCCAGCTTCTTTTACCTTTCTACACTCATCTCTAGCGACCATGCAAGCCATAAAGTCAGCATTTACCTTACCGCTTTTAAAGGCAGCATAAGGGCTAGCAACATATACAAGTCTCATTGTCTCTTTCAAGCTCTTCTCCTTTCTTTTTGCCTGCTTGTCTGGCTTTGCATAGCTTCGTTGTGATTTCGCTTGCCGCACTGCGCCTGACAAAACGTCCGTCTCTTTACGCAAACTCATCACGCCTCGCTCTACTTGCCATACTTCGCGATAACATTTCTAGTCAAATTTTGACTTACAAAGCCCTCTGTTGAGGGCTTTGTAAAATCAATTTTATGCGCTCAATATATCAACAAGCCTCATTGTCCCTCGCTCGTATATACCAGCTCCTATTATCTATAGCCTGGAGTTTGAGAAATTCCAGCATGCTGCATCACTCCAAGGTGCCTCTTTACAAAGCCCTTTTCATCACCGCTATATGCAATTGCTCTATCGTAGTCGATATGTAAGCCGTTTAGTAAGTGTTGAAACTGATCGCTTAGATAGTCTTTACCGTTATCACCATTTATGTAGTCTGGCTTGCCTAGTGTATTTAAAGCTTTCCACATTAGTCTTACAAGTCCTAAAGCATTTGATTTTTTCTCTATGCTTGCCACACATCTACCGCTATATACGTCTACTATACTTAGGATATTTACAAGCATCGCTTCGCCTTTTTCTCCATTCCTTACCATCATGTCAAGCGGTGAGCTATCTATCTGCCAACATTGGTTGCGTCTGGTTATCATCTCGCCTTGATTACCAAGAGCTGGTTGGAAGTAGCTTTTTGCTTTATCTTCGCCTTTTGTCACCATTATGTATTCAAGCTTGTGTGTTTGATAGTAGCTATCTAAAAACCTCTTTATTACGCCATCACTAAATAGTGGTTTTATCTCGCCCATTAGATATTTTGGGTAGTTATATGCCTCGCCTATGCGTTTAAAATACTCTTGATGTAGCCTACGATTTAGCTCAGCTATATTTACTCCACCAGCGCCATAAACACGGAAGTTCTGAAGTAAAAACTCCATCATCCACTCTTCGAGCACGCTAGCGTTTTTCCTATGCTTGCCGCGCTTATCTATCAGCGCCACCGCACCTTTTTCTTTATAAGCTTTTTGCCATCTAAAAAGGTTTGCCTCGCTTATACCGCTGTATTCGCAAAACTTTTTACATGACACGCCTTGTTTTTTTAGCCGCCTCATACTTTTTTAGCAGTCTGATTTTTTCGTTTATCTCCTCTTTTTCGCCATCGTCCAACACCGCGTATTCCTTGTTTAAATTTTCTTTTTGCCGTCGCTCGCGTCGTCTTTGCCGCCCTTTATTTCGCTAAATTTCATCTGTCTAAAACCGCTTTGCTCCGAGCTATCCTCTATATACACACTTACGTCTTTATCTGCCTTACCGCCTTTTATAGCCGCGTCTATGTCTGCGATCTCTACTGCAAATAGTAGCTTTACTCCACCACTGCTTCTAGCGCCAGCATCTTGGATGCGAACGAATGGATATTTGGATGAGCCCCTATTTATTAGAATTTGCTAAAGCTCTTGGATGTATTCCAAAAATTTCAGCAGCCACAGTAGTTTCGACATACATCATTTAGCTAGCCTTGCTCTCTTCTTGTTCTTTTTTAAGACCACTTGGAAGCTCTTTGATTAAAAGCAATTCAAATATCTTTCTTAAAGTCACATGGTTTTTTTGCCTAGCACCTCGTCGTTTATTGCCATATAGGTAGTGCGTTCGCTGAGATTGTGTTTCACTGCCTTATGCTTATGCAGTTATCTTTGAAATACTGCTTTATCATTCACACTCCTTTCTTCTTGATTTTCATTGTTAAAGTTAAAATTTTAAGTCCTTGCTCGCTATAATGTTTATTAACTATAAGAACCGCAAAAGGAGTTTTTGATGTTTGGTTTTTTAAAATGCCGCGCCAAAGCCGTAAACGATAAGTGCCCTGAAAAATCAGCGATTAACTTAGACATTCTCGATAAAAATTCAGCCGCAAAAAATATAGAAAACTACGAAAAAAATTTAAAACTAAATCTTGAAGCTAAGCGCAAAGATCTGGATAATATAACTACCTCGATAATCCCCTTTCAGCTAACGCTGATAAGGATGTTTTTATGGCTATCATTTAGCTCTTTAGGTGCTGTTTTTTACTTCTTAAAACCAGACAATAGAGTTAACGTATTTCAAGCGTATTTTTTATTTTTTATTTTTTATTTCGTTAACCGTTATTTGCACGGTGATCGTCTGCCTGATAGCTATTAAAGAAAGCGCCGATAGACCTACCGCACACCTTGACAATAACTATTTTCGAGACTATATCAATCAGGATGATAACGAGCATGTCAATGGATTGATGGCTATGCTTGACGTTACGACGAAAGCTTTAGATATCGCAGCAAAAAGCATGGCCAAAGCTGGCAAAATGCTAAGATGCGCTATATATCTATCTTTTGTTACATTATTTTTCATTTTTTCTCTCGCAGTCGTTTCTATATACTCTATGAAAGGAGGTGAAAATATGGCTGAAGAACAAAAAGACGTTAAAATTAGTAGCGATTTAAACAACGATACTCGTCCGGCTTTTAAATCCTTTGCAGAGATTAAGCCGACAGTATTGCAGGCAAATAATCACGAAAGCATTAACAATGAGTCTTTGACTGAAGGCAGCGGCTACTATAATATCATGATAGTATCAAGCGACCAAAACCAGACGGATGCCGCGACATACAGCGATAAAGACAAAAAATAACCTTCCTCTCCGCCCTCTGG